GAATGTGGTGTGGCGGAATTTAGAACTGACCCAGCAACACAAGAAAATCCATACTACTTTATCTACTCAAGAAAATACACCGTATGTTTCGCGGGTGGATTTGACGGATGGGATATTTACAGAGAATGGAGAACTAACCAAGACAGATTCCAATTAGGACAGTCAGGTTATTTGGCTGGTACTGCACCATCTTCAAGATACCCAACGGCAACAGGTGAAGGATTGTTCAAGAGAATTATTGTTCAAAACAATACTCAGGACTTTGCAAATACTGACTACTACGCTTACTTACTTGGTATCCTAACATTTGCTAACCCTGAAGCGACTAACATTAACGTATTTGCAAGTGCAAGTATTGATTATGTTAACAATTCAAATCTCGTAGAAGAAGCAATCGATATGATTCAATACTCAAGAGCTGACTCAGTTTATATCTGTACAACTCCTGACTACCAAATGTATACACCAGATTCAACAAGTTCTTTGGATATCATATATTCACAAGAAGCGGTTGACAACTTGGATAATACAGGAATTGACTCTAACTACACCGCAACTTACTACCCTTGGATTTTAACAAGAGATACTGTAAACAATACTCAAATTTACTTACCACCAACAGGTGAAGTTTGTAGAAACTTAGCATTGACTGATAACATTTCATTCCCATGGTTCGCATCTGCGGGTTACACAAGAGGTCTTGTAAATTCAATTAAAGCTAGACAAAAACTTACACAAACAGATAGAGATACTTTGTATCAAGGTAGAATTAACCCTATCGCAACTTTCTCTGATGTTGGAACTGTAATTTGGGGTAATAAAACATTACAAATTGCTGACACAGCACTTAACAGATTGAACGTAAGAAGATTGTTACTTCAAGCTCGTAAGTTGATTTCGGCAGTGGCTGTAAGATTATTGTTCGAACAAAACGACCAAATCGTTAGACAACAATTCTTGGATAGTGTTAACCCTATCTTAGATTCAATCAGAAGAGACAGAGGTTTATACGATTTCCGTGTAACTGTTTCATCTTCACCTGAAGACTTAGATAGAAACACATTAACAGGTAAAATTTACTTAAAACCTACGAAGGCATTAGAATTCATCGATATCGAATTCTTTATCACTCCAACAGGAGCTTCGTTCGAGAACATTTAATAAACTTAACGGGGGTACAATTAGTACCCCCTTTATTAGCCAAGTATGAATAGACAACTTAGAGAAGGATTTAAGGCTGAGGGAACACCTGATATGAAATATTATGCATTTGATTGGGATGACAACATTGTTCATATGCCAACAAAGATAATGTTAAAAACTGAAGATGGTGATGAAGTTGGTATGAGTACAGATGATTTTGCGGAATACAGAAGTAAAATTGGAAAAGAAGATTTTGAATATAATGGTAATACCATTGTTGGATTTTCTGAAGAACCATATAGAAACTTTAGAACCGCAGGTGACAAAGATTTTTTGGTTGATGCTATGAGAGCAAAACTTGGACCAGCATTTAATGATTTTAGAGAAGCGATTAATAACGGGTCAATATTTTCAATAATTACTGCGAGAGGTCACAACCCCAACACTTTAAAACAGGCCGTTTACAATTATATTATTGACGGATTTAATGGTATAGATAAAGACCAACTAGTTAAGAACCTTAAAAAATACAGGTCGTTTTTTGAAGAAGACGATATGACGGACGATGAATTAATTAAGTCGTATTTAAATCTCAACAAATACCATCCAGTATCATTTGATGATGCGGAAGGAGCAGCCAACCCTGAAGAAGCAAAAGTTCGTGCGATGGAAGAGTTTGTTTCTTATATAAAGAAAATGGCAAAAAAGTTAAATAAGAGAGCATTTATTAAAAATGATGTATCTAATAACTTTGTTCCGGAGCAACCTAGTATTGGATTTTCAGATGATGATATTAGAAATGTAGAAGTAATGAGTAAGCATTTTAAAAATAAACCAGATAATATAGTTAAGACTTATTCTACTGCTGGAGGCGTTAAAAAGGAATATAAGTAGATAATAATCTCGACAAAATAAAAGTAAAGAGAAAAATTTTTTAACAAGACTATATTTATAGGATATAAACAACAAAAAAAAACAAAAAAAAATTAAAATAACATGGCTGATTTATTAATGAAAATGCCGATACCTTACGAACCGAAACGCCAGAACCGTTTCATTTTAAGGTTTCCGTCAAGTTTGGGTATCAACGAATGGTTTGTTGAAAGCGCATCAAGACCGTCTATAAAGATTGGGTCAACTGAAATACAATTTCTAAACACATCTACATTCGTAGCAGGTAGATTTAACTGGGACCCTATTAGTGTTAAGTTTCGTGACCCTATTGGACCGTCAGCGGCTCAAGCTCTTATGGAGTGGGTTCGTTTACACGCTGAATCAGTGACAGGTCGTATGGGTTATGCTGCGGGATACAAAAAAGATATCGACCTTGAAATGTTGGACCCTACAGGAGTTGTTGTTGAGAAATGGATTCTTTATGGAACTTTCTTAACTGATGTAAACTTCGGAGCGTTATCTTATAGTCAAGATGCGTTAGCGGATATCACAGCTTCTTTAAGAATGGATAGATGTGTGTTAGTATACTAATACTATTTACATAAAATTACACTCACTTATATTTAACCGTAAAGCTAATAAACTTTACGGTTATTTTTTTATATGGAAAATCAAACAAGAGACTTCGGTCAAGACAATTTCACACTACCACACGATGTGGTACAATTACCTTCACAAGGTATTTTTTATAAAAACAAAAAGAAATCAATTAAGGTTGGTTATCTTACCGCATCAGATGAAAACATTTTGATGGGTGGTGCCGCTGATTTAACAATGACTTTATTGAGAGCAAAAATCTATGAACCAGATGTTAAGGTTGAAGATTTAATTGAGGGTGATGTTGAAGCAATTCTAATCTTTTTAAGAAATACTGGATTTGGTCCTGAAATGGTATTAAATGTTACAGACCCTGCAACTAAAAAACCATTTAAAAGTACGGTATTGTTAGACCAACTAACTATTATTAATGGACAACAACCAAGTGAAGATGGTTCATTTACTATTTTATTACCAAAATCGCAATCATCAATTAAATTAAAACCATTAAGTTATGGTGAAATTATGGAGATTAGTAAAATGGCTGAGACATATCCACAAGGAAGGGTTGTTCCAAGAATTACGTGGAGAATGCAAAAAGAAATCATTGAAGTTGATGGTTCAACTGACAAAGCTATGATTGCAAAATTTGTTGAGTCAATGCCAATCTCTGACTCAAAATTCGTAAGAAACTTTATGAATGAAAATGAACCAAGATTGGATATGACCAAAACAATTACGGCCCCGTCAGGAGAAAAACTAACAGTGAATGTTGGGTTTGGGGCAGACTTTTTTCGCCCTTTCTTCTGATTATAGGAAAGTACAGATAGATGAATTTTACTATCTGACAACACTAATGAAAATTTCTTATCAAGATTTTGAACGGATGCCGTTATTTGTGAGAAGATATTTGTTGGATAAATGGATTGAAGACAATAAGAAGGACTAAAAAATTAGTCCTTCTTCTATTTATATAGAAACTAAATAATTGTAATGGCAGAAACTCCTAAAGAAAATCCTATAAATTCGTACGAAGAACTCAAAAAAACATTTGAAAGTTTAGGTTCTCCTGTTGGTAAAATATTAGATGCGATTGACGGCATGGCTAAAGCGGCTGATGCTATTAATAATTCATTTATTGCTGGTAGGACAAGACTTGATGAAATGAATGATGCTGCGGCTAGGTCTGCTGCGGGTATTATTCGTTTAGGTGGAAGTATTGCAGATGTTTCCACTACTATAGTAGGAATTGCTGAAGGGTCAAAAAGACAATTTATTGCAACTGAAGACCAAGTTAGTAAACTTTATGCAGCAACTGAAATTTTAGGTGGTACTAGTGCGGGTTTAGTTAATACTTTTGGTGAAGTTGGTATTGAAATATCTCAAATTGGTAAATCTTTAGAAGATTCTATTGAATACATTCAAAGTGTTGGTTTAAATGCCAAAAGTGTCATGCAAGATGTGACTAACAGTATGTCACAAATGAACCGATTCCAATTTGATGGAGGTGTTCAAGGATTAACAAAAATGGCTGCTCAAGCCTCAATGTTAAGATTTGACATGAAGGAAACTTTTCAGTTTGCGGAAAAAGTTTTAACTCCCGATGGTGCAATTGAGACCGCGGCAGGAATACAAAGATTGGGAATTTCAATTGGAAATTTGGCGGACCCATTTGCCTTAATGAATGCGTCCATTAATGACCCATCAGGTTTACAAGACAGTTTAATTAAAGCAACAAAACAATTTACTGAGTTTGACGAAAAAACAAAAACTTTTAAAATAAATCCTCAAGGTATGTTAACCTTAAGAGAGCTTGCTAAAGAAACTAATACAAGTTTTGAAAATTTATCAAAATCAGCTTTGGCTGCTGCGGACTTAGATAAAAGAGTATCTAAAATTAACCCAACACTTACATTTGATTCACCTGAAGACAAACAATTTATTGCCAACATGGCAACAATGACTAAGGAAGGTGATTACGTTGTTCAGTTAAAAAATGATGAAACAGGTATTGTTGAAACCAAAAAATTGGGTGAGTTAACTCAAGATGAACTTGCAAAATTAAGAGAACAACAAGAAAAGGCACCTAAGACTTTGGAAGACATTCAAAAGAGTCAATTAAATGCTTTATTGGATATTAAATATGCGATTGAAGGTAATATTGCAAAAGGTACCTATGGTCTCGCAGGTTCTTCGGTTGTTAGAGGTACTATAGCGGGAGCTGAAAGAATTTCAAGAGCTGTCACTAGTTCAGTTGATACTGCGGTACCTGAAAGTGTTGCAATAACTGAAAAAGTTAATGAGGCGATTGAAAAAATGAGTGCGTTATTTATTGAAAAAGATTCAAATAAAATAAGTTCTGACGACTTTGCAAAAAAATTATCCTCACTTCAGAATACTATTTTAAAAGATGCTAATAGTTTAGGAGAAAAAGGTAAGGAAGCATTTAAAGATATCCTTGAAGACTCAAGTAAAAAAGTTACAGGAAGTAGTGCTATTGAAAAAGAATTTAGAAGTTTAACTCAAGAACTTTTAGCATCGGTAGGTCGACCAGTAAAGGCGACTGAACAGATTAAAGCAAGGGATGAAGAACAAAAATCATTATCATATGCAGATATTATTGGTAGGAGAAATCAAAATCTTACTGATAAAACAGGTACATCATCAAATAGTGGTACATCAACAAATAAAGTTGATGTTGGAGGCACTATAACATTTAAATTTGATTTACCTGCAGGTACAACACTAAACCAACAACAATTAAATGCCGTGTTTAATAGTGAAGAGTTTAAACAATATATCGCCAACCTTGCAAAACAAAATTCTTCAGAAAAGAAAGGGTCTGGTGCTCCATACTATGGACGATAATAAAACATTAATTTGAAGAAAAAAATACAAATTAACCTATTTATTAAGAAACGTATAGATGGTTAGTCCTTTAGATTATATAAGTACCGAGGGTTTTAGGAAAAAACTTATGACTCGTAATTTAGTGCCTTACGCTAAATCA